GTTACATTCCGTATCATAGTAGTGATAGCGTAGGACTGGCGAACAGCTCACTCAGGTCAGACGGTAACACCGCTGGTTTTCTTGGAACAGCGCCAAATGCTAAGTATGGTCTTTATGCAGGCAAGTCTTACACGGACCCCGTAAATAACACGTCAGCCATTTTTCTTTACTTAGATACTACATATACGGGCTCTGAAACAGCATCAGAGAGCTTTTGGGGATTCTATGGGTGTGTAAACCCTATCATAGGTACAGGTCACACAAATAGTGGAGTTATAAGCCCTTTCTTTTTCTCTGTTCTTCGAAACTATGTAGCAGCAGACTCAGACGACAATGGAACGCTTAATATACTTGCTGGGATATATAGCCAGTATGGTCATAGTAATCTCAATACATCGGCTACACCCAGCTCAACTACGGTCGCTGGGATATACCTTGTTCCCTATCGTAAGACCGGAACAATAACAAATATGTATGACATCTACATTGCCAGCGATTCAACAGGCGGTACAGTAACTAACAGATGGGGCATTTATCAGGCTAATTCTGCGAAAAACTACTTCGGCGGAAATATAGGCATAGGTACTACTCCTACTTCCATGCTTCACATATATTCAACCACTGCGTACGGTGGTGCTATTACTATCGGAAATAACTCTCCCTATATGCTTTTTCAGCACACAGGCACAACCGAATCCTTGGTAATTGGTGTATCAAGTGGTACAGGTAGATTTAACGTTAACACTGTTAGTGGTGATGCAATAATGAGATATATGGCTGGCAAACTCCATATAGCTCGTAGTGTTTCTGGTATACCAGTTATGACTTTTACTGGTGAAAGTGCTGTAGGTATAAACAACATCGCTCCTGACTCAGCTCTTGAGATAGGTGATAATGTGACTGCTGGAACAGGATTATTCCTACATATTAACGGAGCGACAGCAGATCTCTATCTTGGGCAATCAGCTGACACACTATTTGGGTTTTCCGCTGGAACAGTAGCCGTTAATACGCAGACAGCAGGTTTTCCTTATCTGTTTGGGACTACAACGGCTCAGCCGGTTATTTTTGGAACTAATAATATTGAGCGTATGAGGATTGATAGTAGTGGAAACGTAGGTATAGGCGCCACTCCATCATCGGCCTATAAATTGTACGTTGCTCAGACAGCCACAAACACGACTCTTGACGGCATAAGGGTTCTTGTCGGAAAAACTGCAAGCACAAACGGCACTTACTATGATTACGCCATCAATGCGCTTTTGAGCATATCAATTTCCTCAGGAGTTACTGATAGTGGAGCTGCATACAGCTTTAAAACAGACGCCTTAAGAAACGTAGCCGGAGATGCAGGCACACTAACAAATCTGGCAGGTTCATTAATTTCTTATGGTCACGGGAGCTCTCCAGATGCAGCAGCGACGACAACAAACGCCTACGGGTTAAATATAACAAGGTATGGCGCAAAAGGCACGATCACGAATGCCTATGATATTTATTTAGGGAGCCCTGTAACTGGTGGGACAGTTACAAATTCTTGGGCTATATATTCAGCAAACACTGCACCAAGCTATTTTGCAGGCAATGTAGGTATCGGTACACTTTCTTTTGGCACTTCCGCAGCAAGGACTCTTGCTTTCGGAAGTGGTACAGCCCCCTCATCTGTTATCACAGACGGTATTCAACTCTGGTCTGAAGATATTAACGCTGCTGCTGGCAAGGCTGGTCTTCATATGATGTCTGAGTCTGGAACAAACAAACTTGTCGTTGTAGGGACAATTATAAAGACAGATACAGGCGACCCTTCGCAAGTACACGAAGGTCTGATGGTCATAAACACATATGATAACAATGTGAAAGTATATGCAGATGGTGGCTGGAGACAGATTACTAGCTGGTAATAAATAATGTAAAGGAGGTAGTTTATGAAAAAACTCATGTTGTGCGCAGTAGTTTGTGTGGCGATTTCTGGAGTAGCATTCGGTGCTGAGAAGGATAAAGTTGACAGACAGCGTATCGAACTGTTGCAGGAAAGGTTGGCGAGAATAGAAGCTCAAAGTGTCATACTACAGCAGCAGTTTAAAGAAGCAAAGGATGAGTATGATCGGCTTGTGGCAAAAGCGAAGGAAGAAGATGAAGCGAAGAATAAGGAGAGGAAAGATGAGAAACCTGTTAAGAAGTAGCATACTTTTGCTGCTTGTGGTCATATTAGTGTCAGGTTGTGCTTCAGGTAGTTGGAAGAAGTACTGGGAAACTCCATTCGATTTCGACTGGAATAAACCTAGTTGGAAGTGGATTCCTGAAAATACTGCTCTGCTTGCAACAGACTTCGTATTAACAGGTCTTGATTATGGGCAGACAAAATACATAGCAAGACATCCTGACAAGTATTACGAAAAGAACACAATACTTGGCAAGCATCCATCTGAATCTAGCGTAAATACCTATTTCCCACTTTATTTTATTGCTAAAAATGCTATAACTGTAGCTTTACCTAACCCGTATAGGCTTATATGGCAAGGAGCACTTGTCGGTGCTGATAGCTATTATGTTATACATAATAAAGGAATGGGTATAGGATTTGCATGGTGACTTATGATTAGGCCAACTAAAATTATACTTCACCATTCTGCTACTAAAGATAGCGGGACAGTAAGCTGGAATGCTATACGTAAGTACCATATCGAGCAGTGTAAGTGGGATGACATAGGCTATCATTTTGGTGTAGAGCTTATTAATGGTCACTATGAGATATTAGTAGGAAGAACACTTGATACGGTTGGCGCACATACAAGTGGGCATAATAGTGACAGCATAGGCATATGCTTTGTAGGTGACTTTGATCAAGTACTTGTACCTCCTGGACAATGGGAAGCTGGTTTAAAGCTTGTACGATGGCTTACGCAAGCATATAGTATAAGTAGAGCAAACATATACGGCCATAGAAACTTCGCGCCAAAGACGTGTCCAGGTATTAACTTCGACATAGGTCGATTTATAAAGGAGCTTTGATATGAAGATATTTATTGCTCTATCAATTGCAGCTATGTTAGCAGGCTGTGTTCGTGTTCAGTTTGTCTCTAAAGATGGAACGCAAGTTACATATACACGCTTCCTAATGAATGCTGACAAGGTTGAAGGAAATGTGGGAGATAACAAAGTTAGTGTTGGTAGTTCAACTGTAAGCGTTGAAGCATTAACACAGATGCTTCAAGCTATACCAAGGTAGGAGGAAGTATGGAAAGCAAATTTCTAACAGAGTTAGAAGTTCGTGCCTGCCCGCTTGAAGAAGGTATATGGGTACTGTCTGAGGACCTTGGTTACTATTCAGCATTAATAGACAAGGAGACGTGGGTGAAGAGAGGATTTTGTATGGACTTCGCAAGCGTGCCACGTCTTCCTTGGATATACAGCCTACTCGGTAATAAAGCACATAGGGAATCTGTAATTCACGATTTCGATTTTAGGATAGATGCAGACCCAGCTGTAACGTGGTCTCAGGCAAACTCACGCTTACTTGAGTCAATGACTATCAGGAAGAAACCTGCATACGTTCGCTATCCTATATATTGTGGCGTCTGTATTGGCAGCTATGGTTGCTTTCACAAAAAGTATGTTAATGATACACTTATAAAGGATTGCAACCACGTTTGTTTGAATAACAAGTGAATTGAAATTTTCAATTCACTATTAAATTGGAGGTAGGTATGGCTGTTGGAGTAGCGTATAACACGTTTAAACGTAAACTTCTTGAAGGCGGTATAAACTTTAATAGTGATGATATTAAGGTAGCACTGTTATCGAGTACATACACGCCTAATATAGACACACAGGAGTTCTTTAGTAGTATATCGGCTAATGAGCTTTCAACAGGTGGAGGCTATACAGCTGGTGGACAGTCGCTATCAGGCAAGACAGTAACAGCCGATAACACAGATGACGAAGGCGTATTTGATGCCAACGATCTTGTCTGGACAGCTGATGCTTCTGGTTTCGTTTGTCGATATGCCGTGATGTATAAGAATACTGGTACGCCAAGTACGTCACCATTGATAGCATACTGGGACTTCGGCTCAGATCAGAATCCTGTAAGTACGACGTTTACTCTGGTTATGAACGCTGAAGGTATTATAAACATTAATTAGGAGCATGTTGTGGCTATTAGTATAGACCTTGATACTGTAGCACTATCTGTAACTAATCCAGAGAGCCCATCGCTACCACTTACTGTATTAAATACAGTAGGCATAGCGCTTAATATACTTCCAATTCCGACTCCAGGCCCTGCTGTACAGATGTTAGATACAGTAGGGCTTGTGCTAACACTTAATAGTTTCGCAGCTGAAACATTAAGTACGTGTGAGGCTAAGACAATAATAAAGCAGCTAAGGCTAGGCGGGTGGGCGAGAACTACACCAGCGCCTTTTATGTATAGCGACACTATGAATATAGTTAATGCTATTAGAGCGAATACGTCACTGCCTATAATATCCCATAGTGATAGCTGCCTAATGAGTCAACTATTAAATGCTATATCAGGAGGTAGTCCTCCTCCATTTGAGCCTCCACCTATAGGTGACTGGTTTGGAGAGGGTGAACCGGTTGAGTCTCCTCCTATACCTGTTGCATCTAACTTAATAATATTAATAGGTAATTCAGACTGGAAAATAGTACACTCTGTTGATAGTGCTAACTCATTTTACTGGGCTTATCCATCTGTAGTTATACCTTTACAGTCACCAGCAGGGTACGTTTCGTATATTGAGTTTATAGGTAATCATACTATGCTACTTTCAAGATACTATTGGTCTACTCCCTATAAACTTGTGTATAGGACCATAAACTATGGAATAAACTGGCAGGTGGTTAATCTATCTTCAGTCTATTCACATGATGGATATCCAGAGTGTATTAGTAATCTTGGAGATGGTAATGTATTCCTTGGTATATCAGGCACAACCGGTATATCTAATGGTTGTAAGATGCTACGTTCAAGTAATTATGGTCTTACATGGGACTCCTTTACAACACCACACTCTAATACATATAGAGCTATAAAACTTAGCAATGGTAATATTATATACTCTGGTGGAGGAGGGCCATCAGGCTCGAGTATACACACATCTTTAGACGGAGGACTTACATGGCCTTATATGTATAACGGCCCTACACATAGTGGTGTTACAAATCCCTCATCATACTTTTTAGATATGGGAGATGGTATAGTATTATTTTTAAATAGCGCATACTACAGTTCAGAAGATTCATATAATAAAGTACTCAAGTCTACGGATTGGGGACTTAGTTGGAATTATGTAGGGACTGTATCAGGCTTACTTCGCACACCTGTAGCTGCTATAAATTTAGGTGGAGGTGTAGCGCTTATAGCTAATGCATCATCTGCTTGTAGAATACATAAGACAACAGACTATGGAGAGACATGGACATCCGTATTTAGCACTTTCGATAGTCACACATTTAGGAGGTTTGTAAACTTTGGGGGAGGTAATATAGTAGCATTGGCTAATGACTCATATAATAGGATTATAGTGTATAGGTCTACCGATAATGGTAATACCTGGAGTTCCGTCTGGTTTAGCTCACTAACATCGGGACCTGCTGTTTATATACCGTGAGGATATTATGGCTGAGATAATAAATGCTGACCTTGATAGTATATTAAAAGCTTGCTATAAATCGACAGCCGTGTGCGCTCGTACTCTATTTCCTGATCGCTTCTATCTTCCATTTTATAAAATTCACGACCCACTATTTGCTGTTCTTGATGACCCTACAATAAATAAAGCAGTTGTAACAGCTCCTCGTGGTTTTGGAAAGACTTCAATAATGAACCTTGCATATCCAGCTAAAAAGATACTATTTCATGAGAAAAAGTTTATTGTACCTATCAGCAATAGCGCTACACAAGCTGTTATGCAGTCTGAGAACTTAAAGCGTGAGCTTATGTCTAATAGCATAGTCAGGCGTATATTCGGCCCTATAAAGGCTAATAAAGCAGATTCAGATGGTATTGATGATACTTTTACAAAAGATATGTGGGTTACTTCAGGAGGCACGCTCGTATTTCCTCGAGGTTCAGGCCAGCAGGTCCGTGGTATACTTCACGGTGATTATAGGCCTGACTTAATATTAGGTGACGACCTAGAGTCGACAGAAGGTGTTAAAAGTGAAGATCAGCGTAAAAAGATGAAGGAATGGCTATTTGCTGATGTTATTGGCTCTGTATCAAGGCATCTTAAAAACTGGAAAATAGTCATAATGGGAACGTTACTTCATGAAGATTCATTACTTGCAAATCTAATGAGTGACCCAAACTGGATACACCTTAATATTGAGCTTTGTGATGATAACTACAACAGTTTATGGCCTGAATTTATATCATCTGAGGAACTACACAAGCTCGCAGATTCATACCGCTCGCAGGGTTTACTTGATGTATTCTTTAGGGAATATAGGAACCTGCCGATAAGTACTGAAGATGCCACATTTAAGATAGATTATTTTAAGTATTACGAAGAGTCACCTGAAATGAATAACTCTGAAGTTATTGAAACTATCATAATAGTTGACCCAGCTAAAACTGTTAAAAAGCATAGTGACTTTTCAGCTATAGTTGGCGTAGGCTTTAACCTTGATGCTGGAAGGGTATATTTTAGGGATTGTGTAGCAGAACGTATGCATCCTGATAGGATTTATGATGAAGCGTTTGACATGGCTAAGCGATTAAACGCTAGCGTTATTGCTATAAAAACTAACAGCCTTAATGAGTTCATAACATATCCTATTAGGAATGAGATGTTTAGACGAGGACTTAATTATGAAATAGTTGAGGTTCCTGAGCGACAACATAAGGAAGATCGTATAGCTATGATGGTACCTTTTTATAGACGCGGTCTTGTGTTTCATAATAAAGCTGCTTCTGGCGGACTTGAAGCCCAACTTTTAAGCTTTCCACGAAGTAAAAGAGATGATATTATGGATGCTTTTGCTGACTTTATATATATGCTTGATAGTGGTGAACGCTACTTTACATATAATAAGCCTGATAAAGCAAGTAGGCGGGAGAATGAAGAGCTTGATAGGATGGAGAAAGAGGATGAGGATGATGTTGATGAAGATTATGGCGACGATGCTGTGGCAAACTGGAGTAGTTGGATATAAATACATATTTGTATCTTGACATCTTTGTGCAAATTTGTTAAACTTCTTTATTAAAGGGAAATGGTATGATAACAGTTAGAGGAAATAAAGGAAGTAGCAAAAAGTTCGACTTCAGCAATGTAGACTATAAGTATACGTATCCTAAGGGTCTAAGTTTGAAGCCTGGAACTCCTTTGCACGATAAGATATGCCAGAATGTTGTTGACTATGCGCGGACTTCGTATGAAGTTATTTCAAGGCGACACCCTTACTGGAGGGAAATAGATCATACGCTTACTGCTTACATTACCTTGTCTGACAAAGAGCTCGTTGAGAAGAAGAAAGACGAGACTAGTCGTAAGCCTATTGCTGTTGTTGTACCGTACAGTTATGCTGCACTTGAAACTATATTAGCTTATATGGTAACTGTCTTTTTTGATATGCCTATATTCAAGTACGCTCCATTTTCAAGTGAAGATACAGTTGGAGTAGCACTACTTGAAAAAGTCATTGAAGCTCAGTGTATCCGTAATCATGTAGCACTGAATCTTCATACGCAGTTTCGTGATAGCTTTGCTTATGGCCTTGGTGTTGTGTCACCTTACTGGCGTGAAGACTATGGAAGTGTTACAACTATTGACGCTTCAGGTGCTCGTACTCGTGCGAAGAAGATGCTATTTGAGGGCAATGCTTTAATAAATATAGACCCTTATAAGTACCTTCCTGACCCTACGGTGCCTATTCATGAGCCTCAGCGTGGTGGTTTTGTAGGTTGGTTTAATACTACGAATTATACTGAGCTTATGACGCTTGAGCAGTATGACGATAGGTCATTTAATGCTAAGTATATACAGCATATAGATGGCAGTTCGTATATACTTGAAGATGCCTCAGGTCGTGAAACAAAGTTCGGTGGTGAGTCTCGTCAGGCTAATGAAGATGATATTGTAAAGCCGATTGATGAGCTTGTAATGATTATTAACCTTATTCCTAAGGAATGGGAGCTAGGTAAAGGTGAGTATCCTGAAAAGTGGCTGTTCCGTGTAGGTGGGGACTGTGTATTACTTGAGGCAAGCCAGCTTGACCTTGACCATAACCAGTATCCAGTTACGGTATCAGCACCTAATTATGACGGCTATTCATTGATGCCTATAAGCAATCTTGAGATGGTCTATGGCTTACAAGGAATCCTTGACTTCCTTTTAACAAGCCATGTCGCTAACATACGTAAAGCCATAAACGACATGCTTGTTGTAGACCCTTACCTTATCAACATGGACGACTTAAGGAAGCCTGGTCCTGGTAAGCTTATACGTACGAGACGTGCTGTCTGGGGTCGTGGAGTTGAGAACGCAGTAAAACAGCTTGCTGTTTCTGACGTTACAAGGAACCATATGAGCGACACTGAAAGTGTTATGAATATTATGCAGAGATCGACAGGTGCTGTCGATTCTCTGATGGGAATTATGAGAGGCGGCTCAGAGCGTAGATCAGCTGCAGAGAGCCGCTTTACAAATAGTGGTGCAATTTCACGCCTTGCAAAGGCTGCCCGTATTATAAGTATAATGAACATGCATCCTATGGCTTATCAGTTTGCTTCAAATACTCAGCAGTTCCTTGATAGCGAGACTTACGTTTCAATAGTAGGTCGGTATCAGCAGGAGCTTGAAGAAGAATATGCACCGTCTAGTGGTGCAAAAGTAACTCCACAGCAGATACTTGTTAACTATGATATGTTAATAAGTGACGGAACAATTGAAAGTGGAGACTATGCTGAAGTGTGGAGTAATATATTCAACACTGTTTCAACTAATCCAGCAGTTGGCTCAGGTTTTGACGTAGTTAGAATATTTAAGCATCTTGCACGTATGACAGGTGCTAAAAACTTAAATGAGTTTATTCGTAAGGGCGGTAGCGCAACTATACAGGCAAAACAAGAAGAAGAAATCGCTGCCGAAGTGCAGAAAGGAAACATGGTGCCTTTGGTATGAAAAAGGTAATTGACATTTTCAATTCACTTAAAAAACACGCAAAGCGGAACTATGATGGTATAACAGATTCTGCTTTTTTAAGCATAGACATTCCTCGTCCTGAAGATATACGTAGTTTTATTAATAGCTCCATGTGGAGGTACATATCTGACACCTTAAAGTATCGTATAAATGCAGCTCGTGATGATCTTGAAGATCAAAACCTGGGTATTGACACTATACGAGTGCATCAAGGAAGACTTGAGGAGCTTCGTTTCTTGTTAGACCTTCCTGACTTTATAATAGATAATTATGATAACCTTAGAGCAGAGCTTGATGCAAGAGTAGCTGCCAAGGAAAATATAAAAAACAAGGAGGTTTAACATGAATAAAGAAGACGAAGCAAACAAAGGTAATGAACAAGGAATACCAGCAGCGCCAGATCAGTCTTCTGGTATTGCAGCTATGATGGAAAGTCTTGGCATTGAGACAGTAGATAAGAAGCCTGAAGAAAACAGCGGTGAGCAAGATACCGATAAGGACAAAGACAAAGACAAAGACAAAGACAAAGAAGCAGACGAAGATAACAAAGATGATGCTGATGACAAAAAGCAAGAAGCCTCACCTGAGATGCAGGCTATTCTTGATGAAAACGAGTCCTTGAAAAGGAAGATTGCTGAGCTTACGGAAGGCAAAAAGTCTACTGAAAAGAAGGACGATGAAAAGGCTAATGTTCCAGATATTGACGAAGAAAGCCTTAAGAAGCAGCTTGAAGAAACAAGCAAGGACCTTGTCTCTGAGTACATAAAAGATGACACTGAGTTTGATGCTATTATTGAAGACCGAGCAAAGTTTAACGACATGCTTAAGTCTGTTCGTAATGACGGTATTCAAGCTGTACTTCGGTCTATACCGAAAGTTGTGACTGGCATGATTTCTCAGCAGATCTATTTGTATCAGAAGACTGCTGACTTTTACAGAGCGAATCCTGACCTTCGTGAGCACGGTGCCATTGTTGGTAAAGTTATTGATGAAACAGTCGCAAAGAACCCAGGTATGAAGCTTGATGATGTCTTAAAGTTTGTCGGTGGAGACGGAAAAGATGACATCGGCGAGATTCGTAGGAGGCTTAAATTGAAACAGAAAGCTGCTGTAAGTGCAGACGATATAAATAATAAGCAAAGGAATAGGCCACCTAACACAGACAGAGCCGCTCATGTTAGGCAGCCTAGTAGTAAAAAACTGCAGTTAACGGGCATCGAGAAAGAAATAAATGAAATGCTCGAGGCTACTGATACTTAACAGGAGGAAACAATGAGCATTGACCATAGCGTAAATAAACTCAGAAGTGATAGCGTCTTATCCTCAGCTGAGGAATCGCAGGCGGTAAGTGTATCTTCGTCTGTTGCAACAAGCACTGTAGGCTCAACAGCTGCTTCTGCAGGTGCCTCAGCAGGAAAAAGTGCCGGTGCAAGTGCTGGAGGAAGTATTAATGCTAGTGCTGGTGTATCTGGTGCTGCTAGTGCAGTATCACGACTTTCAGCGGTTGATAGTACGAACAAATCTATAGCTGTGTCAGCTGATACATCAGTTATAGCACAGCTTTCAGGGGTTGACAGTTCCAATTTGTCAGCAGCAGTGTCTGCTGATGCGTCTGTGATTTCCAGAGAGAACATAGTAATCAGTACCAATCTTTCAGTATGTATAAGTGCTGATTCTTCTCTTTTGACAAGAGAAAGTACAAACAATAGTACTGTATTGTCGGCAGCTACAAGCCAGCATACGGCGCAGTCGACTTTAATTAGTACTATTAACTCAAAGTTGGCATCTCACGGATTATAGGAGTTTATATGAAGATAGCACACTGGACATTCTTAAATGGCTCAGGCCTCTCAGATTTAGCAGTGAGCATAAGCGAGGCAGAACGAAGGCTTGGCGCTGAGTCGATCGTTTGTGATACAAATAGACCTGACACGTGGGTAGGTGCTGATGATGTAGACATCCACGTCATACACTCTCACATACCTGACAAGGTATTGTTCAATACCAGCCGTAAGATTGTGTCAGTACAGCATGGTGCTCCTGAGCATGTCTTTGAAGAATCAGTTAGACAGGGCCTAACTGGAGCTTATGGTGCCAGCGATCATCTTGCTATGCTCGGTTATTACCTGCGAGTTGCTAGTGCTGTAGTAACATTCTGGCCTAGGCAGGAGTTTATATTTAAGAAGATGACCAGTGTGCCTGTCTTCTGTGTTCCACTTGGAATCGACACTAAGTATTGGATGCCAGTAGCAAAGCAGAAACTATTGGCAGGCGAGCCTGCCATAATGACAAGTGAAAACTGTCACTTCTGTAAGTGGCCCATTGATCTCATGTTTATGTGGGATTCAGTTGTAAAAGTTTTACCGAGTGCCAGGGTTCACTTTACAAATATTCCTTATGACCAGCATAGATGGTGGTTGCCGCTGTCATACCTAACAAAGGCACGATATACTGTTTATATTAGTCCTAGCAAGTTTAGCCATGACCAGCTTAAACAGTTTGTCTGTGCAGCTGACTACTATTACAGTCCTGTTGAGTATGGCGACTACAATATGATGTCTTTACAGGCTGGTGCTCTTGGTACACCTGTAATATCATATAGAGGCAATGTCTTTGCTGATTACTGGATTACTGAAGGAGATCAGCGTGAGCAGGCAAATGAGCTTATTGACATCCTTCAGGGTAAAAGGGAGCCAAGGGAAGTTGGCCCAATTCCTGATATTGAAGAAACTGCAGGAAGAATGCTTGACTTATACAGGAGTCTATGATATGTCTGAACTTATACACAAAAGCGTTAAGATAGGTAAGGGTACGAGAGTGTCAAGCACTGCAGTTATCGAGGAAGGCTGTAAAATAGGTAAAAACTGTTTTATTGGCCACAATGTAGTTATGAGACCAAACACTGTAATAGGTGATAATACTACAATTGGTCACCTAACAGTGTTTGAGGGTGACTGTAGCATAGGCAGTGGTTGCTTAATTCATGCTCAGTGCCACATAACAAAGGGTGCTGTTATTGAAGACAAGGTATTTATAGCACCTGGCTTTATAGGTTGCAATGATAATGACATGCTTCATCAGAGGCGTCATATTAAAGAGTTTGTACCAAATGGCTATCGGATATGTTACGGTGCTCGCCTTGGCGCAGGAGTACTTGTACTTCCAGGCGTAAAGATAGGAGAGAATGCCGTAATAGGTGTTGGGTCAATAGTGACAAAAGACGTACCACCTTTTACAAAGGTGTATAGCAATAGCCCTGCGAGAATTCAGGGTATTGTTAATCAAAAAGAAATCATTTAATGGAGGTTTGATATGGCTGGTTTTCTTGGAATGAGAGGAACAGGTGATTGGGTAACTGATCAGAGACCTAAAAGCTGGAGGGAGATGCTTCTCAGACTCTACCCTAACGGCGACATGCCTCTGACAGCTATTATGAGCAAGATGGGCGAAGAAAGAGTCGACGACCCTGAGTTCAACTGGTGGACGAAAAAGTTCCCAGATCAGGCTGGTGCAGTTACAGGTGTTTATCTGGACAGCGCACTTTCAAGCGACTACAGTGGCACATATCCTAACGGTGGAACTGGCGCAGCAGTAGGCACAACAGTCTATGTAAAGATGGCTGCTGATACTGCAAAAGAGTTCCGTATAGGTCACCAGGTTGTGCTTCGTGACGAAAGCGACCCGTATGTTGACGTTGTCGGCAAGGTAACGGCTCGTACTATAAATGGCGCAAGCTCGTACCTTACAGTAACACTGCTTGAAGCTGACGACAATTCTTATGGTGTTTTTGGCGCAAGTGGTCATACTCTTGCTGGTGCAGACCGTATCATAATTGTAGGTAACATCAATGAGGAAGGTGCTGCAATGCCCTCAAGCATCAGCTACGACCCAGTGAAGTACTACAATTACACACAGATTTTCCGTACTCCGC